AACTATATCCACATCTTCATAATCAGAGTTTCCATAAGATCCAATATTATTAAGTTCTCCATCGCTTCCTAAATACTTCATTTCTAAAGTATCTGAACTGCCATATTTCATAGAACTTCCAATTAAACTATCATCTCCTCCATCTTTATTAGATGAATATGATTTTTCTAATTTATCTTTTTGTTCATCTGTTAGATCATTAGCATAAATATCTAATACATCACTGATTGTCATTGTTGTTCTATATCCAGCATACATACCATCCTGAACATATTTCACTTCAGGAGATTTATGATAGAATACTTTTAAAGGATTAAGAATTTTAACTACAGGTTCTTTATTTTCTATTCCTACATATACATGTTCTTCTGAAGATATATTTGCATGTTTAAAACCATCATTTTTCTTTTCTTTTATTTTCTCTTTTTTATATAAGTATAATAAAAGATTTGCAGCTGTTATTTCTTTCTGTGATAAGTAGGAAGTACTCATATATTTATCTATCTCTTCAGGAGGTAATACAAGATCTGCTTTAGCCTGAATTTGTTGTTCTCTTTCCTGCATAGCTTGTTGATATTGTTCTTCTCCTTCATAAGATTCAGGTACTAATTCAGGTACAGCTTGTTGAGCTTCTAATAATACTTTCTGAAGTTCCATTTCAACATAAGATCTATATAGTTGTTTTTTATATTCTATCTTTGATCTAACACCTTCTGGATTAGTTAGTATAACTCTTGAATTATCTGGACGTTTAAATTCTTCTCCTAATAAAACATTTATTTTATTGTAAGTTTTATTATAAGCTTTTATCTCATGAATTTTAACATTCAATGCAGACTTTACACCTAATGAATCACAATAATCTATAAAATCAGTTTGATCAATTATATTATTAAATAACTTATAATTACTTAACATATTCTTTACTCTTTTATATCTATGATTATCTTTATCATCTTCATTATAAATATTACCACTTGTATCTTCTGAAAAATCTTGATCGTGATAACTTATAATATGTTTTACAAAATCTTTTATAACTTTCCAATCATCTTTTTTCTTTTCAGCATAAGATAATCGTTGTTTTGGAATTAATGTTCTCATTAACTATATATGTGTTTTTTGTTTTTCTTAAAAAGTATAGGATTATTATTTAAAAAATCTAATACATGTTTTTCATCCTTATCCTTTTCGTAAGGATTATGAGTATCTTCTAATCTTATAATACAACCTATCATTGATAGTACTCTATCAAAGTTACCTTTTCTTCTATATGTAATTAATTCTTCAAGTAATGGTTTAGAAGGAATAAAATCAATAGTTGTATATTCTAATCCATCTTCACCTATTCTTTTTTCATTTAACCAATCATATAAATATTGTTCTCCAATTTGTTTAATTTTATCATTACCCATAGAGTATCCATATTTTCTATTACCCATAGTTGAATTTGGTAAATCTTTTCTAATTACATTGAAAGGAGGAGGACATAATAAATGTAACATTTTTCTTTTTTGGAAATAAGGTTTTACTTCACCTCTATCATTTTCAAAGTTAATTTTACCGTTGTAATATACTGCTAACTTTTCTAAATTGTAATTATATTCTGCAAATCCACCTGGATCAGGTCTTCCTACATATTCTGCAACTATCTGATCATGACCATAACCTTGTAGTGCATATTTTTTACTTTTTATAACATATGTAGAACCTAATGATTTTCCGCCTTCTGCATCAATCCCCCAAGGATCATGTCCTAGAATGTAAAGATCTTCAGGTACTTGACCATTTATTGTAATAGGATGTTCATATATGACTATGGCTCCTTGAGCATCTTGTCCTGATTTTAATGGAAAGTTATATATAGGTCTTAATTTATTTTCTAAATCTGGTATCCATTTAACTTCACCTTCAAATTCTATTAATTCTCCTGCTGATCCTTGATATTTATAAGAATCATCTGCTTTTAATTTTGATAATCTTGCATATAATTCTGCTGTTTGAAACACATTACCTTGTGTTATTAAGAATGCTTCAGATGGAGTTTTACATTTTTGAGTTAATAATAAATCAAATGTTTTCTTATCTGAGTTTTTCTTAATTAATCTTTCTTTATCTAAACTCCATTCAGCAACCCATCTTATGGCGTTTCCTGATTTATCTACTCCTTCATATATTTTATTATCTATAGATACTCTTGATGGTCTAAACCACATTTCATCTACAAACCAACCACACTTACCATTAATGTCTGTATTCTCATAGATGTTATCATATTCTGCTAAACCATAGGAAGAAGGATTATAAAACATATCTGCAAAGTCTTGTGTTGCAGAAGCCATATCACCACCTGTTCCAAATAGAATAGGAATACCAATCATTCTATCTCCATCTTTCCATAAAGGTTCTGAGGTTGTATATGAAGATTTTAAGTTTTCAAATAATCCAGCTTCCTCAAAGATCATTCTTGTACAGAATTTACCTACTGATTTAAAAGCTGAATTTTGAAAAGTCATAATTTTTATTGTTGACAAGTAGCCTTTTTCAATAGGCATATTGTTTTCGTCTTTTTCAATGTATCCAGATTTGATTTCATCATTTCTATTGATGATTCTTGGATGTCTAAACTCAGTATATTCATTTAAAAAGTTAGACATTGTTAATGCCATACTCATTGTAGCTTCAGCATAATCTTTTAAGTAAGAAGCTATTATAATGAATGAGTTTTTAAAGAATGTATATTTCCATATTGCACCAGCAGCATTTTTAAAGGAGAATCCTTTACGTCTTGCTTTTGCACATATAATTCCTTTTTTATCACTTAATTGTAATCCATACTTTGATGGATTTTCATTTTTTTCTAATTCTAAAAACCAGTAATAATCCATAGAACAAAAATCAGGAAAGTCTAATACTTTTAATTCTTCTCCTGTATTTGGATCTAAACTGTATTTCATTATCCTAATATAATTTAAATAAAAATAGAATTCCCCAGGTATTCTTATACCACAGGGTTTTCCATCTATTATTGGTTCATAACCATTTATACATCTACTCTTTTCTTCTTTCCAAAACATAAGGTATTGGGTAGTTCCAGGAATAGAATTAGTATAAGATGGTTTTAAGTTTTTATCTTTTGCGTTTTGTAATGATCTATTAAATGCATTAGCTGCAGGTTTAAATACAGAGTTATCATAAAATTTAAGATATGTCCACTGTGTATTTCTTACAGGATTATCTAACACGATATGATTTAAATCTTTAAGAATATTAGGAGGAATTTCACTAAGTAATTGTTCATGACTCCATTCAATAGCAACAGTAGGATTAATATCATTTTGTATTCCTGCTATCATTTAATATTTAATATTTATTATTTATTTATTTAATCTAATCTAATCTAAAATTGCTGAAGGTTTAATATCACCTTTTATATTTCTTTTTGTATCTCTTTCTTTCTTTGCTATATCTTTTAATTTTAAATAAGATTCTGCATATTTAGTACCTTTTTCTAAAAGACTATTAAATGTTTGCATATTACCTTGTTTACTCATATCTATTTCTTCTGTTCTTAAAGCTACAGATACTTTATCCATAGCTATTGTAGTTGATTCAAATAATCGTTGTAATGCTGTAGATAATAGTGTTTTATATTTACGAATTGCTTCTAAAACAAGTTCATCTGGTTCCCACTCTTGATCTTCTATATAATCTTTTATTAATTGTTTTTGTTTATCTTCTACAGATAAGCTATCATATACAGAGTCAGGGTTACTCATATGATAAATAAATATTAGTATGGGTGTACATATATCTTTATTAGGTGTAGGATCTGAATCCCATATAGCTCTCATTTCTGGTACAAATAATCCTTCTGGTGTAATTATAGGAGTATTATTTACTATATCAAACATTTATTCTGTTTCTAATTTTATTACAATATTATTTTGAATTTTAAAGATTTCCCATTCTTCTAAAGGTAATAAATCTCCCCATCTACCACTTCCACAAGTTTTTGTAGAATATAATTTTCCTGGTACAGAGCATCCACAATACATACATTTTTCTTGTAATAAACAATCTTCACATAGACTTTTTCTATATAAAACTTGTTCTTGTATATGGACAGCAAGAAGGGGAAACCTTGTGATCTCCCCTAACTCTTTTGCTAACATCCTTGTATTACCTTGTATAAAAGATATTATGTTTTTTTTATTTATCTTGCTCATATAATATTCTTTTATATGTTGGTGTTTTTTCTTTCTTAGGAATTTTACTAATTGCATTTTCTGCAAACTCATATAATTCTTTATATACTAATGGATTTATAATATTTGTTCCTCGTTCTGCAGGAATACTTAAAAAAGAATCAATCCCTTGTAAAGATTTTTCTTTAATAAGTTTTAGCATTTCTATTTCTTCTGATAATACCATAATTATATTTTTTCTGTTTTAATTTCTGTTTTAATTTCTGTTTTAATTGCTTTTTCAATAAACTCTACTCCAAATTCAGGAATAAGAAAATAGTTATCATATTTTGAATTAAGTACTGTTTTATGTAGCCATCTTTGATTTCTTGGATTAAATAATGAAGCTTCAATATCTACAATATCTCCTACTTGTACTAAACTTTTAAATGATTCTGAACATCCTTGTCCAATCTTAACTACTACACCTCTTTCCTGGAATTGTGCTTCTTCAGGAGCATCAACTAAAGTTTTATTTAATTCAGATTTAGACATTTTTTCTATTTGTCTTCCTCCTACATAAATTCCTTTTTCATTATATTTTTGAAGTTTAAATAATCTAATTAATAATTTAGGTCCTAGTAACATTCTATTTTCTAATACTGGATCTAAAGTTTCAAGTAAGGTATCATTATAATTATTAATTTCATCTATTTTTTTACCTACATTTCCTTGAACTTTATTCATATGAGAATCTTCTAAAACCATTTGATTTATTGAACTCTTTGCTTTATCTATATTTCCTTTTTCCTTTTCATAAGGAACTTCTTTAATTAATCCATTTTCATCTATGGAAAATTTTGTTGTTACTGAATCTTTTGCTGTGCTCATAATTTATTTATTTTTTTCTTTTCTTTTTAGATCTTTGTTCTTTTAGATCTCTTCTTAATTTAAATAATATTGTTAATTCTTCTTTTAATTCTTCTTTGGTTATCTTCTTACTTTTATATTTTTTAATGTATCCAATGATTATTTTATCTAATGGATTTGATTGTAATTTGAATGAACCAAAGTTATGAATTAATATCTCATCTGATTTTCTTTCTCTAATGTGTGTAGCTATATATTTGAAGTTAGATTCTATAATCATCTTTACTAACTCAGGTGTAACATTATGTTTTTCTGCTACACTATTATATAAATCTAATAACTTCATCAAAATCATCTTTTACAGTTGCTATAGTATATCCATGATATTGAACTATTACTGGTGTATTACGCTCATATAATAGTTGTCTATAGGATATTCTATCTAAAATTAAATATTCTGCTGCTTTATTGTGAGTATTTAAATACTCTTTTTCTATTAAGTCTATTTTATCCAAAACGGATTCTGTATAGTCTGTATCTATGTTACTCATTTATCTCAAATTTAAAATTTATTTCTATATCTTTTACGTTTAATATTCTTTCTAATGATATAGCTAAATCTAAATTTTCATCTTCATTTAAAACTATATACCCTTTATTTTTTATTCTTGTTATATTTGTTCCTATCCATGTAGGAACATAATTTTTATTATACTTTTCTTGTACAATCTGTACTACTTTCTTCCTAGCCTTAGTTGAAAATCTATCATACTTATATTTTTCTGGTAATGCCATAAATTCTATTAAGATTTCTCGTTGCATATCTGTTAACTTCTTCTCTTTAGATTGTGACATTTCTAATAGATTTATAAACCATGTAAAAAATACTTTTTTGTTTGATTTTTTATTGATTTTAATTAAGGGACTTTTTTTGTTTTCTTTCATACTTTTTCTTTTCTGCTTAATTGTAATGTAAAGATAGTAGTTATATATTATTTATCTTTTTTATAACACTAATTTTTTATTATATTTGTTGTTATCTCTAG